GTGAATCATCAGCGTGTGTGTAGTCTTCGTGTTTCTCATTGAATGCATACCAGAATGCCATGAATGCCGCTGTATATTTGGCAACGTCACTTGCTATCTGGCGGTGTTGCTTGTCCTGCTTGTCCGCAAACGCCTTAATCCGTTCCTTCGGTGTTTTCGTCATTGGTCGTCAAATCCTCGCTATAATCGCTGTCTGCTCGTTGCTTGGCAATCATATCGGTAATCTCTTGTGGATCAGTGACGCCTGGTGCAAATCTGTACAAGTATTCTTGTGGCAGTGTCGCACCCGCAGCAACAAGCGCTTGAATCTGCGTAATGTCGTCTGTTGGCAAGTTGTCTCGGAAAGTGAATTGAATCGTGTTAGGGTCTGTCTTCATGCCACCTGACACGCTTTGATCCAATGCATAGATGATTGAATATCGCTGATACAATGACTTCTCAAACATTCTCCGCTTGATTGCCGCCAATTCGACAGTGCCAAGCAACTTGTATTTCATTGCTACGCCAGAAACATTGGCCGCAAAATTGCTGTCAGTCAGGTCTGGTGTATGGCTGAACTTGTGAATGTCATCAGCAACGCGTTTCTTGTACGCTTCGGTTCCGCTTACGTCATATTCTTTGTTGATGTATTTTGCGTCAACACTAGTCTGTTGGCCGTTTGCCATCATTCGAGACTTTAGCAGAAGCATGTTGGCGTCTTTCTGTTCCTTAATAAGCTCTAGTTTGTCCTGTGCAAGCTTTTTCATCGCGTCAGGATCATTAGGGTCAACACCACTCATAAGCGTACTACCGTTGAATAAGGCATCAATGTCGCCACTGATGACCAGCAACGCATCATTCAAGTCTGTCATGTAGTTAGCCGTGTCTGACTGTGCTGAATCGTACAGGTCAATCAGCGAAATTACATGTTCAAAGTCACCGGTACGGAAACGGTTGTTGTCATACTCAACAACGGGGAACACGCGAATGATCTCGCTGTGATCAAGATACATTGCTCCGCCAACCGTAGTTGGCTTATAAACATCATGCTCTGTCGCTGTCCATGTTTCGGGGATAATGTCAATAATCGTCTTGTTGTTATCATCAACCAACTCTACCGAATGATAGCGAACAGCCATGATTGGCTGCGGGTCAACATCAAGTGAGTAGATGACGAACGTATCAAGCGGGTCTAAACGCACGCAATGCTCGATTGAATCACTGCCGTAGTAGATATACTCGTACGCTCGGCCATACCGTGTCATGTCGAGAAACAAGTCATAGTTAAGCGCGTCCAAATCGTTTACTTGCGTGATCTTGTCAAGCCGCTTGTCATCTTCATCAAGCTTTACGTTCACCGGATTACCGACGGAATATGCCGTCTGGAAGTCAGCAATGTACTTACCGAACGAGTGAACGGCTCGATGGTCTGACTTGCCAGTTTCAATACGCCGTGATGGCGGGCTTAGAATGCCCTCGTTTTGCCCTTTGTAATATCGGTCAAGCTTTTTAAGCCGTGGAAGCTGATATTCGTGGTGGTGGAAAATGAACTTCATAATCCGATCCGGAGTGAGGTTCGCAATGTCTTCCTGGTAAAGTAAATTTGATTCTTCGAATGGTTCCATCATGTCACCTCAATCCTAGATTTTTGATTGTCTGAATACGTTCCTGATTGCTCATGTAGTGGCCAGCAGTTCTGAACATGAACGGCTCCAAGGCATAGCGTAATCCGTCAATCGCGTGGTTATTTGCATCGACTGGTGTGTTCGTCCAGTTGTCAAACTTGTCTTTTGAATAAACGTAGGTATTGAATTCTTCCAGTAGTCCTTTAACACGCGGATGAACAACAAAGTGGTAAGACTGCATATACTGAATGCCTTGCGATACGCTGTCTTTGCCCTTACCAGCGCCAATGATGTTCGGCACACCGTATACACCTGACAACTCGGATATGAGCCTCTGCTCGGCGCTATCAGCCGTTATCTGCAAGCCGTAGCCTTTGTGCTGACCAATAGCCTCAGCAATCTGCTGTGTCAGCATTCCTTGCTGGTAGAATTCATCGTAGATATAGACAGTTCTATTCTGCTGGTCGATCGCGATAAACTCACCAGCCGTGGGGTCGTGCTTAAACCCGAAGTCAAGGCCAACGGCTTTCGGTAGCGTGGCTATTTCGTCCATGCTGAAATCACGCTGCTCGAACAGTCCATCAAACACAAGTCCTTCGGCAATGCCCCACTCACCAAAAACGGCCACGCGCGCACGGTTAGGATTGCGGGTGACCATTTCCTCTAGGCTTTCCACATAGTCGTGGTCAAGCCAGTAATTGTCTTTGTAGGTGGTGGTAAAACTGCGCACGCGCTTGTGCTGACTGCCGTGGTCAAAGAATCGCCCTTTGAGCCAGTGCCGGTCGCTCCACGGGTTGAACGTGAGAATGCTCTGATAAAACCCGTCGCGGTCGTCGATGATGCCACGGATTGATTCTTCGACGGTTTCGAAAGCTGACTCGGAGCGCAACTCATAAGCCTCTTCATACCACACCCGGCACAGCGTGCCATACTCGACTTGGATAGACGTAATTTTCAGTGGGTCGTCCATGCCGCGGAAGAATATCTTTTGGCCGGTTGGCTTGTAGGTAATTTCCAGTGGCGATGTTGTGAACTTAAACTGATCATAAACGCCTAAGTCATGTGCCGCCCGCTTGATTGTGGCGAACGTTGAATCTTTGTGCGTCCCAAAGTACTGACGAATGACAAGCCAGTTAACGTAGTGGTGAATCAGAATGTCGATAATCACCTTGCGCGCTGCGGCCACGGACTTGCCCGAACCACGGCTACCCTTGTACGCTAGGTAACGTGCTTTGCTGTAGAACATGGGGTAGTAGGCGGGCGACACCAGCTCCGGAATGCTAATCGTCACTTTCGGCATTGGTGTCCTCCTCGTCTGACCCAGGCGGCATGACAACCTCAACCGTGACTGGTGCGGTGTCGCTCGTTGCGTCCTTGGCCTTAACCTTGGCAAGCTCTGCATCAGCACGAGCCTTTTCAGCCTGCGCCTTGTTGAGGTCGCGGAATGACTGGTCAGTCCAGTGGTCAGGGTCACGATTACGCAGCCACTTCATCGCGGAAGCTAGGTTGACTGGCTGAGTCGTTTCGGTGACGCTCATCGGAATTTGCTCCCAAGCGGGTATAGCCTTAACGGTGGCTAGGTAAATCTCTTCGGACGTCGCCGACTCGTGGTCAAGACGATAGCGGTTAGAATAAATGGCTCGCCTGTTCTTGAGCTCGGTCGCGTCAACCTTGACCATGCGATAGTTGGTCGTCTTGGTCGTCTGCCCATTAATAAGAGCGTCATAAACTGCGTCTTCGACTTTTGCGTCGGCAACGGCCTTGCTCTCCTTTAAGGCGTCAGCAATGTCAGGGTGAGCTTTCTTCCACGCGTACAATGTCGGGCGGCGAATGCCTATATGCTGCGCAATCTCCGCATCAGTCAGGCCACGCCTTGCCCACTGTTTTAGCAAAGTCAAACCGTCATCAGTAAGCCATTGCTGGTACTTGCTCTTGACCATTACATGTCACCACACCTCCTGCACGAATTTTTGCTAGCTTACTTGGCCAAGTCCACGCGCGTTGAAATTGCGTAGACGATGACTGCACCAATGACCATGCTAATCATTTCCCCGCCTGCACATGCTAGGTAAGTACCCCAGAATGGCATGTGGTAGAAAATGCTAAGCTCAACGGCCACGATGACCATGGCTGGTAACTGGCACAATGTTGCAATGGCTAACTTAGCCCACTTTTTGCTGACCTTGCGAGCGAACAGCCATGTCAGGCTTGTGCCCAGCAGCGTACCCGCAGCACCGAAAATAATGTCGATGATGCCTAGGGGTGACGTGAAGTTAGCAATCATGCAGCCTAATGTAAGTGCCACAATGTACCGCTTGTTAAATGCAGCGAAGTGATTAAACAGCTCCGAAAATCGAATCTGCATCGCGCCATATGCCATTGGTGACAGCAGCATTGTCATTGCCACATAGAGTGCGGCCACAATGCCAATCCGTGCCATGTTTAAATTGCGTTGTTTGTTCCCCATAGTTGAAACTCCTTAGTTTTGTGTGATAGGCAGGAAATTACGAACTGCCAGAATTTATATAGATCATGATTAATGTGCGCCCACTTTGCGTTGAAATAGCGTACGGCCTCCATGTAGGAATCAAGGCCAACCGTCATCAGCTCATTCGTGGTGTACTTGCCAGCCACGTTGCGCGTGATAATTCGCCCGTCCTTGAAATACAGGAGATTGCCATACATGCCACCCTGTTTCCAACTGCTGGAGTCCACATAGTCAAACGGGACTTTGCGCAGCACGCTCATGCGGGTCATGCCTAGGCAGTGAACCTTCTTGCCCGCCTTGTGTGCGTAGTTGACGAACGCCGGATATTGCCCATCCCGAATGTCCTCGTTGCGAAAGCCAGTAATGGCAATGACATCACCCTTAGTCTCGTGGCACATGCGTTTGAAATCTTCAATGCCGCGGTTTTTGTGCCAGACTGGAATAATCTTGTCTGTTACCGTCAGCAGTTTTTTACGCAGTTTGAGCACGTAGTTATAGCCAATGATGTTGTCCACATCCATTTCAAAATAGCCGCGAATGTCTGGGCGATCATGCTGCGCAATCCACTTGGCATAAGCGTCAGTGTACGTATCCCAGTCAACATTCACACCCTTTTGAAAAGAGTGGGCACCGGAGTCGATTAGCATCTCGTCACAGCGCCTGATCACATCCTCAAACAGGTGTGGCACAGACTTGGTGGTGTTTTTGCTTAGGTAGTAAAAGCTAGACAGACCGCTCTTAATTTTCTCGTGCTTGGCGTCCAAGTGCTCTAGCTGTGGGTAAATGTTGTTGTCTAGCCCAGAAAGAAATATGCGCATTAAGCGTCACCCCCGCTAGTGTCAAATACGGCACCATACAAGAAGCTGACAAATGAGCCTGTACCCGAATCCTCGAAATGGTCGTACAGGTCGTTTAGCTGCTCCAGCTCGATGCCAGTCAGATTAACGGAGTGCTTAGGCCATGCTAGCTTGAGCTTAGTTGACCCGTCATCGGGCTCATCGTAGTCGTCTAGGTCACCGGCATCCTCGTCATAGTCAAAGTCAGTAAATCCGAAATCGCCCATGTCAATGTCTTCGATGCCAGCCAGTTCCTCGCTTAAAGCTTCAAAATCCCACTTGGCCAGTTCGCCAGTTTTGTTGTCAGCCAGTCGGTAGGCCTTGACCTTCTCGTCTGTGAGCTTGTCCGCCACTACCACGGGTACTTTATCCATGCCGAGGCTTTGAGCCGCCAGCAGACGCGTATGGCCTACAATGAGCACACCGTCCTTGTCTACCACCAGTGGCTGCTGCCAGCCGAATTGCTTGATGCTGTTTGCTGTGGCCTCAACGGCGCCGTCATTGTCACGCGGGTTGCGATCATACGGCGTCACCTTGTCAATCGGCCAGTTTTGTACTTGCATTGCTACACCTCCTAGTGTTTTGTAACCATACGCAGACCGCAGAAGCAGGCATCAGGCACATAGAGCATTTCGCCGTCGCCAACAATAAATGTGTGCATAGCCGTCTTTTTGCCACTAAGCAAGTTGGCTCGCTCTACGTCGGTCAGCACAACGTGCTCGCGTGTCAAATGCATCTGATCAGTGTCGTCACCGTCAAATGTCCAGTAACTTAGCTCGTAGTATGTGCCCATG